CTCGGAACTTGGTTGTGGGGAGAAGCCAAACAGCAACTCCTCTACAACTACAAAGAAGTGATGAAAGTGAATGTCGCCGCAGTCCGTGAAAACGGAAAGGCGAGGATAGTCACAAGTGGGTCCTTCTACAAGGATACGGCCCTACAGCCGTTCTCTCATATTACGATCCACCTCATCAAAACATTACCATCGCTGCGAGACGCACTCCAAGCCGGCAGGCTTGGGTGGCGGTTCGTAGCTGATCTAGAATTTGATGATAGCGATACTGACGGCCTAAACTGGGTTTTCACCCATAAGGGCCCTAAGTACCTCTACACAACAGATTGGAAGAAGGCAACGGACGGCCCCACGCCCGAACCGGCATGGGCGCTGACCGGTACCTTACTCAAAAAGACAGGACTCGACCCAGAAACTCTTGAGATAATCAAGAGTTACTGGTTAGGTCCGAAAGAAATATTCGTAGGGGGTCGCTCCTTCGGCCACATCCTGAACGGTTTGATGATGGGCGATCCTCTAACGAAGACAAATTTATGTCTCGCACACCCGGTCTGTGATCTGTATGCACTGATCAAGACCCAGGCGCGATATTCATACGAGAAGGGGAACGGAGACGACACAAGCGGTCTCTCCGATCACCCTGGCTATGCCGAGGCACACGCTGAGTGTGCCTCTCTCCTAGGATATGAGAGGTCCCCCCTGGACGACGTCGTGACGACGGACTGGGGGATCTACTCCGAAGAATATTATCATGTCCCCGTCCACAGGCATAACACCTGTAAGTGGGGGACACGATTCAAAAATAGTTTACTTCTGCCGTATCTAGATGTTCCGAAGATTCGGATCATGATTGACACGCAGAAGGATAGAATTGACTTCTCGTCTGATCCTAGAGGGAAAGCAACCCTCTTGGGTCATGACGCGGAGTATTTCAATGATAGGGATCCTGGGCCGCAACAAACCATCTTTTCGATAGCTTCTGCGTTCCAGGACATAGGACTTGCCCTCATCGACTCCCCATACCCCCTGTATCTTCCGAGACAGGTGTTTGGGGTGGGTCGTGCGCCGCCTCAATGGGCGGTGGGCTCATGGCTAAATATACTTCGGCACTGCAGATCCTGGCACAGGAAACTGTACATCACTGCAATGGACGAATACAACAAGGGAAGATCAGACATCACGGAGTTACGTGGTAGTCTAAAGGAGTCCAATCACTTCTCGAAAGAGATGATGGTCGAACTCTATGAAATTCCCGAAGATGATCCAATACGGTCAGAGATCCTCGTTCGTCGTGACGAATGGGACCGCTGGCCTCAAGGTGTTTTACTTAAGCTAGTAACCCTCGGGTACCTCGTCCCCGAGAGTAAACTAACTAAGTACTATCTTTTTCAAGAGCGGCTAGAATTACTCGAACAGGACACAAAGCGTGACCTATTTGACGTAGTAAAAGCCAAGATGGTGAAGTATGCGGACCCTCCTGCCGACGGAGTCGAAAGGATTGTTCGCACTTTTGTTAAGAACTACAGGGACTCCCCGTATCGACTTCGCGTCGATAGGAGGGAGAACTTGTATGCCCAATCAGCTATTAATAGACTAGAGGAG